CACATGAACAAAGACTTACCCACACCAGTACCAGCAAGAGCAATGTTGAGAGATTTCTTAGAAAGACCACCCTTTGTAATTTTGTTGAGGAGTTCCAGGTCGAAAGGAATTTTGTCCTCAACTCGGTGGTAAGACTCGAATCGTTCCTCGTAGTCTTCGATGTAGTCGTGTCCAATATGGTTGTCAAAGGATACAGACAACGCCTCAGAGAGGATAGAAGGGATGGCACCTGTGCCTTGGGCACTGTCTTTACCATCTGCAATCTTGATGCTCTCCATGAGTGCTAGGTATATAGCACGTTCCTTGCACCACTCTTCAGTGGTATCGATGATCCACTGAGAATCAGACTTCTCATCATCAATCTCACTAATGACTTTCAGCAGTTGCTTGTGCTGATCGTCAGAAATGTTATCGAGTTCCCCAACTTCGATTTCCAATGCCTCTTTCGTAGGCATTGTGTTGTAGTCTTTGAAGAATTGATCTACGACATCGAAGATGACTTTATTTTCAGTGTCCTGAAAATACTCTCTCTTGAGGAATGGAAGAGCTTTACGAACATACTCCTCATCCAGGAGTAGATTCTTCAGTACCAGCGCCTCCACCTTGATCATTCTTATAGGGCTCCAAATTAAATGTGCATGTAATAGTGATCCTAGTACCAGGACCTGTCATTTTCGGGGTGCTTTGCTCAAGATACGAGGGATAGATAACCACGTCTCCAGCAGTAGTATATACACCACCAGCATTTTGCCATTCTGGAATGTCAACTCCAGGATCAAACGCCCCAATTATAGCGTTCAGAGGATGATGATAAATGTCATCTGGTTTGTTGGTGTCTGTGTCGATGTAGTGAGTGAATGTGTAGTGACTTGGGAGAGTGCTCTCCCTATCAAAACTATCACCTGATTCTAGCACCCTTAGTGTGATGTTGGTGATGACACCACAGTGAGTATCATACACCTTGAGGTCCTTGAGAAACTGTTCGATTACATCACTGTAATAGTCCATGAACCCAGCGGGCATCCGAGTAATCCATTTCTGGTAAACTCCATCACCCTCAAATCTGTCCGATAGATATTCATCCTTTGCCCAGGAAAGAAAAGTATCAATCTCATCGATGTGATACTTTCTTACTGGGATTGCAAACAAATCATTCTTCATACTTTATCAGTGCCATACTTAAACTCTTGACCTGCTGCCCAGTCAAGTTTCTCCATCACTTCTTCTGTGAAATATTTCTCAGGATCGGCAAGAATAACAGAAGGATAAACGGAAGATTCCCCAACAACAACCCGATTGCCCTTGCGTTGGAATACTCCGTACTTTTCACCCAGTTCCAGTAGTCCGTAATACTTATCCAATCCCCTTGCATCATAGAACAAGCGTGTCTCCACTAGAGAGTTTTCTTTTGTCAGTCGAGATTTTGCTGCTTTTGCCTTGATGATATTACCAACGACTTCTTTCCCATCCTTCTCCTTAGACTTGCTAAGATAGATGATGGTGCTAGCAGCATACTTAAGACCAGAACCGCCGCCCATTTCCTTCGTGGGGACGTAAGCGCCGACAACATCATAGGTGTGGTTGGTAACGAGCATGGGTACATTTGCCTTACCCAACTTCAAGGTTAGCACACGGAAGATTGCTTTGACAACCTGGGCACGGGTCATGTCTCGGGTGTCTTTGCCATCAGCAGAGTCTGCCAACTCCTTAGAAGTAGAAAGCATACCTAGACTATCTAGCACAAACATCAATGGTTTGCGATCTTCTGCTTTCTGTTCAAGATATTTGTCCAGGATTTTAATTGCTTGTGTACGAAACTCCTGAACCGTAGTGACAGGAACCAGCATCATACGTTGACTGTCGATGCCACGCTCCTCAATCATTTGCTTAGAGATAGCGCTCTCAGATTCAAAGTAAATTACACCTGCCTCTGGATCATTGGCAAGGAAACTTTGTACCATACCCAGGCAGAAGAATGTCTTACCTGTCGAAGATTCTCCTGCAATTGCGGTGACCTTGTTTGATGGAATGCCACCATAGATAGACCCACTAACCAGGGCATTAAAAATGTAAGAACCGCTGTCGATGTAACCACCGATGTCACCGATCGATCCGTCGGAGAGAAGTCCTGCATAGTCATTGTCAATCTCTTTTACAATGTCTTTAAAGAAACTTTGTGTCATAATCAGGCGAATAAGAATTCAAGGTTTGAAACTTTCTCGGTCTTCCATCCTATCACGTCAGTGATGATGTGTAAAGGATCTAGGAAGGCTTTTTTAAATTGGGCATCACGATCCACACTCTTCTCCAGATCGAGTTCCCTGGGAAAAGTATTGAGGAAAGAGATGACATTTTCACCAATTTTGTTTGGACGACGCAGGTATAGAAACTTGATCTTTTCACCCTCTTGGACTAGTGGGTATTTGTATTCAAGTTTTCTCTGTGCGACATGAAAATTATAAAGGAGCGTGCCACGAACATGTATAGGGCAGCCCTTTGAATACACGGTTCCGTGCGACTTGAATTTAGATAGACCATTGACCGACCTCGGAAAAGCAATATCTTCAGGAGGTAACGAATCGAATTCATCCTTGAATCTATCTATAAAAGAAATCAGATCTTCTTCAGTTTTTGTCATCATGATTGTTAGGGCTTGCTTAATTGCAGACCTACATGGAGCAGGGGTGGATGATTTCACTGCTTCAATACCCATCATTTTGAGTTTGGGTTCTTTATAGCGAACACCTTCGCTATCCCATACGTTGAGAATGTATCGCTTCTTAGCAGTCCAGATGCCACGGTCAGCGATGTTCTCACGTTTCATGATCATCTTTTGATCATATGCCGCAACGTAATTCGCAAGTTTCTGATAACTGGATTCGATGAATGGTTCCAGTTTTTCTTTGCAGATCTTGTCAAGTAACTCCACAATTGCTGTTTTGTCGCCAGACTTACCACTAAGAAATTTACTAACAAGAGGTCCAAGGTTAAGATAGATTGAGTCAGTGTCAGATGCAATGACATAATCTTCTCCGTCTGTTTGTAGCAGTTTATTTAGGTATCCGTTCATACGATTTTCAATCCAACGGATCGAAACTTGACCACTGAGGGTGATTGCCTCAGCATTTCGTAAGTCATAGTACCTAAAATACTGGTTACCAATAGCACCATAAGCACTGTTCAGTTGGATCTTACGTGCCATCTGAATGTTGTTGTACTTGCTGATCGCCTTCTCAATTTCTTTGGTCGGCGTCTTCTCATACTCCTGCTTTGCGATGAGCATGAGTTTCTTACTCTGAACACGTTCATCGTAAATCTTCTGCATCATCTCGGGAAGGAAACCATGCACGTCCTTACGGTACATAGAACCGTTAGCACATGTTGCATAGTTAGGATCAATCTCTAGTTCCTGATTAAGGATCTTATCAACTGTTGCCGATGGATGTCTGACCTCTCGAAGTGTCTCTGGCGAGATATTGTACTGCATAATAAGGTGAGGATACAGACTATTAAGGTCAAAAGACACAACCCAGTCATACTTTCCAGGAATCGGTTCCTTGACATAAGCACCTGCATACTTTTCGTTCTTTGAACTACGCTTACTTGGTGGTACCACCAGGTTCTTCTGACGCAAGAAGTTGTAGATCAGAGTGTCCCACATGCGTACCTGATAGTACACATCCTTCATATTTACCTTAGCGTCATACGCCAAAGCAACTGCAAGTTCAACTAACTTCATCTTCTCCTCAAGGCGCAAGACAAGTTCCACGTCAACGATGTTGTAATCGATGAACTTCTTCCAGTTGCCACTATAGAAGTCTTTGAATGTGTCGAACTCAGAGTGGTCAAGTTTCTGCTGACCGAGTTCGACCAAGGCAATGTGATCCAACCTATAGGACTCTTGATTAGTATAGGTAAACTTCTTGTACAGGTCAAGATAGTCTAGTTGTGTTACACCACCAATGTCATAGGTTGTGAACTTTCTGCCCTTGATATACGTCTCATTCTGTGTCACCAGACCCCAAGGTGACAGACGCTTCATCATCTTCTCACCCAGGACGCGGTTCAGACGACCAGCAATGTATGGGATATCAAACAGTTGCAGGTTCCATCCAGTGATGACTTCAGGGGTGTCATCCATCCACCACTGAATGAAACTAAGGCAGAGTTCATACTCCGAAGAACAATACCGATACTCAAAATTCTTACGGGTAGAGTGATATGGTTTGACGCCCCAGGTGATGATCTTCTTAGTCGATGCTTCTTGAACTGTGATAGCCAGCAGTTCCTCTTGGGGATCATTCACATCGGGGAAACCATACTCAGCCGTGGTCTCGATGTCAATCGTATACAGTTTGATCTTGGAGATGTCAAACTTGATCTCGTTCTGAGGATACTTGTCGGAGATGTACTGATAGATGTATCTCTCATTGCCATGGATAGTGAATCCATTCACATCCTCATACTTCTTAAAAAACTCCCGACAGTCGCGAACATATCCTGGTTGGATAGGTTCGACAAATTCACCATCGAGAGTCTTGTAATCGGTCTTCTTCTTGGTATTCACATAGAGAGTAGGGCGATACTCTTCACGATGCATAAAATGTTCTCCATTGTCGTACCCACGAACGAGAAACTGGTTGCCGACAAGTTGAACATTAGTATAAAACTTCATTTAAGGCAGGAGAGATAGGCGCGAAGGACTTTGCTGTTGGGTTCAACAATAGTAGTAATCTTATCAGAATGGATCTTCATCTCATTCTGTGTTGTATATTCACACAACCAGGGTCTGACTACAATCTCATTCTCAGGTCCGAGATGAACTTCATACGGTTCCTTGAGTAGGCAGTCAGGTTCACCAATGTCGCCACCAGTCTCTTGAAGGGTGGCGATAATCATCATACCATTAAGGATTAGCAGTTGAATCATTGCTCTACCTCAGGTCCATCCCATTCAGCATCAGGATCCTCGGGACCAGCAGTAGGATCATACTCTACGGTCTCAGGAACCAAGTCCACTGGATTACCCTGCTCATCAGTATAACCCTGAATGATCTCGTTGGGATCATAGTATCCAGTGGACTCATCCTCATATGCGTCATCCAGATCCACGCCCTCTTCAGAGTCAGGTTGCTCTTCCAGTTCGTTATCGGTGTCATCATCCAAGGAATCTTCATCACTGAGATATCCTTCAGGTGCTTTACCGACACCAGACAGACCGTCCTGATACTGCTGAACAATCTGTTCAATAGGGTTGACGATACTGATCACCCAGTCCCTAGGGATCATGATCTCTCTGTCAGCAGAGAGTGGACACCAGGGGGCGAAGTGAACTTGAGTCTCCGTCACCTCAGTGTAGAGTTCGTCTGGAGATGACAGATCAACGGTTACAGGTCTATCAAGTCGATAACCGAGAAGCGTCTCTCCATGCTTGAGTTCTTTTACGTCAGCAACAACGTCTTCTCCTGACTTGAGAAGAACCATCTTAATAGTCATAACCTTTCTCTTGATCCTTTAAAGTATAAAAGATCCTCCCGAACTTGTCAAGAGGATCTGTTTGCATGGCACGCAGGCGGAAGTATTTAGAGATAATCTTTCCGCTTGTGTGCGTCTGGCACAATCTTTCCTAGGGTAATGCTCAGAAGCCCATCTTCAAAAGAAACTGATCTAACTTCCGTGTCTTCGCTGAGTGTCCACGCTCGTGTAAACGACCGTTGAGCCACACCCTTGTGCAGGTAGTTAGTCTCCGTTTCTTGATCTTCCTTCTGACCCTCAACAAAGAGTTTGCCAGATTCGGTGTAGACAAAGACTTCGGACTTCTTAAACCCTGCCAGAGCCAGTTCCAGGCGCGATTCAACATTGTTTACTTCTACGATGTTATAAGGTGGATACTTAGACGTTGTTTCGTGCAGACTGAAGATACGATCAAAGTAATCTTCCATACCAATTGTGTTGCGATTGATCCTGTCAAACAGTTGATCCAAGTTCGCAGCATTGTACTTGACGAGACTTTGCATTTGTAGCTCTCCTAAAAAGCGAGATTGCGTTGTGTGGACCCTTACGGCGTCCATCTATATTTATAGCATAGCATATAAAAAAAGCGGGTGTGGAAACCCGCTTGATTTTATTCGGTTTCCTCTT